GGCTGGTTTTACATGGATGCAGGTTTAGAACATTATAGATTACTAGCTTATATCAGCACTTTATATAACGGTGTAACCTTATTAGACATAGGTAGCTATCAGGGAAGCTCTGCCATAGCTTTGTCGTTTAATAAAAAGAATAAAGTTATTAGTTATGACATTGAGCATCAGCCAGAGATAGCGGAAATTAAAATACAAAACATTCAATTTATAAAAGGTAATGTTTTAAATCATTCAATTGCAAGTCCTTTTATAATGCTAGATACTTACCATGACGGCGAGTTTGAGCAGGAGTTTGCTGATCATCTGCTAGAGATTAACTACAAAGGCTTAGTCATGTTTGATGACATTCATTTAAATAATGAAATGAGTAATTTCTGGAATGGATTAAAGAACGAAAAATACGATTTAACACATATAGGACATCATACAGGTACAGGCATAGCTATTTATGATTAATTTATTTACTTCGATTTATACCGATAAAAGTGCTATTAGGCAAAAAGAATTAATTTACTGCCTGAATAAGAACATAGAGAATCAGCTTATAGATAAAATTTATCTCTTTGTTGATGGATTTGTAGACTTGCCAAATTCTGACAAATTAGTCATTATACCATTTCAGCGACCTACATACAGGGACTTTTTTAACTTAATAGATAGAACAGTCACAAGCAGAGATGATATATCAATGGTTGCAAATACAGATATTTATTTTAATCATACGCTGAGCCAGTTAAGTTTATATGAACGGCAATGCATAGCGTTAAGCAGGTGGGATGATAAAATCGGAGGCTTAAAGTTACATAATGAGCGCTTTAGTCAGGATGTCTGGATATTTAAGGGCAAGATGCGCAATGTTAATTTCTGTGATTTTTATTTAGGCATACCGGGTTGTGATAATCGGATTGCTTATGAGTTACATAGCGCAGGTTATGCGCTTTATAATCCTGCTACAAGAATTCAAGCTATTCATTACCATAGAAGCGATCTGCATAATTACGATGGCAGAACATTAAAGATACAAAGACCTTATCTGTTTATTCCTGTAACATGACAATAACAAATGAGGATAATATGCTATTAATGGCTCGTTATCCTAATAACTATTTTGATCTGGCTATTGTTGATCCGCCTTATGGGATTGGATTTGATAGAGAAAATCCTACTATGAGTGCAGGAGTGCGAAAGGATGGAACTAAAAGAAAAAAAGAAACTTGGAGTAACCCAAAAGAAAAAGGATATACAAAAAAAAATTGGGATAAGCAAACACCAACAGAGGAATACTGGAACCAATTAATGAGAGTATCTAAAAATCAAATTATTTGGGGAGGAAACTATTTTTCAGACTATTTAAAACCACACGGAGGTTGGATTGTATGGGATAAAGGAGTGGCTGAAGGTATGAGTTTATCTCAAGCGGAATTGGCTTGGAATAGTTGCCTAAATAGTATAAGGATTGTAAAAGTTTTATGGGCTGGATATAAAAAAGCAAATAATGAAAATAGAATACATCCAACTCAAAAGCCAGTTGATTTATACAAATGGATTTTAGACAAATACGCAAAGCAAGGTGATAAAATAATTGACACCCACTTAGGATCTGGAAGTATAGCAATAGCCTGTCATGATTATGGATTTGATTTAACGGCTTGTGAATTAGATAAAGAGTATTTTGATTTAGCTATAAAAAGAATAACTGAGCATCAATCTCAAACTAAATTATTTACATGAACATTCTATTAAGTCCAGGAATTTACTTACCGCATCAAAGAGCAGGATCTGAAATCTATTTGCATCGGGTTGTAACCTATCTAATGAGCAAAGGACATGCGGTTAAGGCGGTCACTAGATGTCCTGAGAATTACAGTTATGAGGGTATACAGGTTTACAAGGCTAAAGACAATTACAAGCAATGCCATAATGATTTATGGGATTGGGCAGATTTGGTGTTTTGTCAACTGTCAGGCACTTATTACGCCATGAATAAGCAAAGGCTAAAAGCTAAAAAGGTTATAAACTTTGCTCATAATAACGTAGGCTATCCGCAGGTTAATATAAGACCGAATACTTATACTGTTTACAACTGTGAGAATACTAAAAGGGAATTAAACTACAATCAGGAAACCTATACTTTGTATGCACCAATAGATTACAGGGATTATTCAACTAATAGACCAGAAGCTGAGTATGTAACACTAATAAACCATAACGAAAACAAAGGAGGGCAGATATTAATAGAGATAGCAAAGCGAATGCCTAAAACAAAGTTTATGGCAGTACAAGGCGGTTACTATCATCAGATTAAAGATGAAAAGGTCAGAAATATAAAATATGTACCTTTAATTGATGATGTGCGCAAATATCTAGCAATGACTAAGGTCTTAATAGCACCATCAGAGTATGAGAGTTATGGAATGGCTCAAATAGAAGCTCTGTGTTGCAATATTCCCGTTATCTGCTCTGATATACTAGGCTTTAGAGATAGTGTCGCAGATGCAGGGATATTCGTTGAGAGGAACAATATAGATGGATGGATTGATGCTATTAGTAACATAGATACAATACAGACTAAGAAAACACCTTTAGAGAGGGCAAAAGAATTAGATCCTGCTAAGGAATTGCCAAAGTTTGAAAATTGGTTAAATAAAATATGTAATTTAGCGATTATATAATGGAAAAAAAAGAGTATCTAAAACAACCTTTTAAACCTAAAGAGAATGGACCAGTTAAATGTAGTGAGCCTAGCGGATGCAAAGATGTATCTAAGACTAGACCTAGACTATACAATAGAAGATGGCTTAATTACATCATTGATAAAATCTGCGGTAAATCAAGCTGAGCAGTTTACTCTACAAGTCTTATGGCAGAGGCAAATGAGTTTAATTACGCCTGTTTCTGGTGCAGTTAAAATATATGAGTATCCTTTGATTTCAGTTGAAACTGTGGTCGATCCTGATATGGTTGTGCTAACTTTTGAAACAATCGAAACGCAAGGCTTTACAGAGGTAATTTCAGATACGGCAGGATTTAATACAGTTACGTTTGTCGCAGGTTATGGTTGGAATTATGAGGGCGGATCTGATGTGCCAGATGATATTGAAACTGCTATAAAAGAAATGATAGCCTACTATTATGAGAACAGAGATAATCCAGTTGTAGGAATGCCTACAATTGCAACTCTTTTGCTTTCACCATACAGACGCATAACTCTATTCTAATGAATCCGGGCAGATTAGATAAGCGCATTACATTTGGCACGTTCACATCAGTTGAGAATGCCTATCAGGATTACGTAATTACGTTTGTGCCTGTATTAGCTACATGGTCAAATATAAAGCCATACGATGGCAATAGACAGTTACAAGCGCAAGAGCAGGTCATAAATCAGGTCTTTAGGTTTACAATTCGGTATAGAAAAGACTTTGCACCTACAAAGGACATGCGAATCCTTTACGAGTTAAATTTTTTTACGATTCATTCAATTAGGAATGTAGATGATACGTTTCGGTTTTATGAGATATTGGCATCTGTAACGGATGATAATAATGGCGTCTAAAATAGATATTTCTAAACTATTATCTCAGATTTCTGCCTTTGGTCATGATGCTAATAGGTTAGCGGTTGCAGTAACTAATTCAACTGCTGAAGATATTGCTAATCAAGCTAAATTAAGAGCGCCAGTAGATCAGGGACAGTTAAGGCAATCCATAGGTAAAACAACTGCCAGAGTAGGTTATAATGTTTCCTTTGTATTTGCTAATACTCCTTATGCTGCATTTGTAGAGTTTGGGACAGGTGCAAGGGTATCAATACCAAAAGGATTTGAGCAAATGGCAGCTCAATTTAGAGGTAAAAAAAGCGGTACTTTTGATGACTTTGTTTATGCCATAAGAGGTTGGTGCCAGGCTCATGGTATAGATACAAAATTAGCTTATGTTATAGCAGTATCAATATTAAGAAAAGGATTAAAACCACAACCTTTTTTAATACCTAGCTACTTAGAGGGCATCCAGCA